GTTGTAGTTGTATTTCTACTTGTTTGTCTTATTGCATTAAATACTGTAGTCAAAGATCCATCTGTTTCTTTGACAACAGCATAATTAACAAATTGTAAATTACCATTCGTTACTTTAATTAATATTGGATTTGGTGTTTCAATCGAGTCACCATCCCAAATCTTTATTGCCATACTGAATCCTCGTTATACAACGTACCAAACAAACCCAGTTTTCTTACCAGTTCCATCTGTAGGTGCAGATGTAACAATATCAAAATCTCTAGCATCTAAGTCTGTAAGAGCTACTTGTTTCATAGTTCCTGCATCATTTACCACAACTCTGTCTGCATCAGCAAGTGTTGTAGAAGTAGCACTTGTACCACCATCCATTATATTAAGTTCTGCTGCTGAACTTGTTACAAGTGTGCCACCTAGTTTTAAACCATTAGTTCCATCATGTGAAGCTATGTCTACATCCGATGATCCATCAGTAAATGTTACATTTTGGTTTTCATCAATTGATATTGCTGATGTTGTACCAACTGTAGATCCTTTACCTATTACTAAATCATCAGCCGAGTCATCAAGACCTATATAAAAATCCTGCGCATTGCCATCAAACACTATCTTTGTATCTTCTGCGCCAGCATCTCCTATAGTAAGAGTAGGAGTTGTACCTGATATTTTTAAGCTATCGCCTACATTTAAATCAGTAAAAGCATCAACAACAGCAGCACCTGAGCCAGCACCATCTGAATATACAACTTTAACTTCACCATTAGGTATAGTTACATTTGCTCCACTGCCCTGTGATATAGCAATATTGTATGGTCCTGAACTACCTGAATCAGTAGTTGCGTTTTCAATAATCCATATTTTTGATACTGTGTTTGGAGCTATTGTAATTGTGCAATCTGAATCCAGTGCGCCAGTATATTTTACATACATACTTCTTACTGGATCTGTTGCTCCATCTGCAATAGTTGAAGTATGTGTATCTGCATTAGTAGTAATTGCTTCAGTGCCAAAACTAAATGCTTCAGCAATAAGCTCTAGATTGGTATTTGTGGTATTACCCCAAGTACCTGACTGTTCACCAGTCGTTATTTCTTCTAACCTTAAATCATTTACATATGTACTTGCCATAATTTTTCCTCTATGCCGCTATTTCTGTCCAATTAGGAGTTTGAGAATCATCTACTAAACTCCAAACATTAGGTGTTTTAACAACACCTGTTCCTGAGTTTCCTGTAACTGCAATAACAGCACCAGCTGCTATTACTACTGATCCTACACTAGAAGTTCCAACAAACCCAGTTTCAAGTAAAACTTGATCATGTAATATAGATACTGTTCCTACAGAACCAGTAGCTCCAGATATCCCTGATGATAAAGTAGCTGTAGCTTTTGCTACTACTGTTTCATCGCCTGTTGTTCCTGTACCAGCATTACCTGTCAAACTTAAAACTGCACCACCTGATGCAGTTACTGTTCCTACAGAACCAGTTACACCAAATCCTGTTTCGGCTATTGTTTGGAATATTCCAAAAGTAACTGTGCCAATAGCCGTTGTTCCAGCAACTCCTGTTACAGCTACTGTTGCTCCTGCTGTTACAGTCTCGTCACCAAGCGTACCTACTTGAGCATTACCAGTTACACCTGTAACCGCTGCTCCTGCTGTTACTACTGTTCCTAACGAACTTGTTAGTGCAGATTGAGTAACAGCTAAAACTTGATCGGTAAGAGTATCCTCGTTACCAAGTGCAGAAGTACCGCCAACACCTGTTACTTCTACAGTTGTCCCTGCTGGCTCACCAAAAGGACCATCGCCCCATGTGCTTCTGCCCCAACCTGCTGCCATTGTACTAAGCTATTCTAATAATAGCGTTACTAGCATCTGCTGTTGGGAACTGGACAGTAAAATCTCCATTTGTTGAAGCTTTATCTGCTCCAAAATCTAAAATACATACAGCAGGATCGCCTGAGGCACTATCGTTAAATATCATTGCACCTCTAGCAGTTATAGTTGCTGAACTAAATGTCGCATCTGCAAAATCAGTCAATGCAGTTGTTCCAGAAGTAGATGGATCTACTCTAGTTAATGATGTGCCTTTTGCTGTGTAATTTGTTCCACTTACTTCATTTGAAGTAGTATATGCAGTTGTAGCAGCCCCTAGTGAAGCAGAACTTGTATATAAAGCTATATTAAAAGTGCTACCACCACTGTTTAAAAAATTATGTTTAGCCTCCATCAATTCTTTCTTGAATGAGGTGCACATAGCCTGAGTTATTGCCATTCTAAAGTCTCCTTAAAATATCAGCCATATCTTTATGACCTTGTTTTGTTAAAAGATTAAACATAGTAGTTCTATCACTGTTTATCGCATCTTTACACGCTAACATAATAACATGATATACTCTACTTTTAAAAGCATCTGCTTGTGCTCTAACTTCAGGACTAGCCCCCTCAGCAACAAAAACAATTTTTTCTACTGCTCTTTCAGCTATTTCTTCAGGTGTAAAACCTCTATTGTGAGTAGTATGAACATTTACATTGCTTATATCTGCTTGTACTTCTACATTAAACATTAACTAACCTTAATTCTTTTTTGTCCAGTTTTATAGGCATCTGTTCTATTATATCCATCGCCTTCCATTTTTAATAATCCCATAGCAATCTGAAATTGCTCATTATAACTTTGTATAACATCTGGCTCACCTTTCATAAATATGTAAGCTTCTACCAAAGATCCATATAACAATGCATTTTCTGCATTTGTACCTAACCAACTTGTACCATCACTACTTTCAGTAATAGATTGTGGCTCATAAAAATAATGTAATTCTGCTGTAAGATCGACATCAGGTGTCGGACCTAAAATAAATGAATCATCATCTAGTAAAGCATAATACTTAGGAGTTCCTGCTGTAGCAGAAACAGGATATAACTCTCTTATGTAGTTTACATCTTTATTAATTAAATATTCATATGAGCTACTATTTATTATAGCCAAAGAATAAGTTCTTAAAAAATCACTCGGTGTAGCTAAATATTGATTATTTGCAGTTATTGATCCTGTTACATTCTTTCTAAATACTGGTAATTCTACACTTCTTAATATTTTTTCTTCTGTGCTTTTAATAAATTGTGGAATATTATTATTAAAAGTAGTTTCGGTATTTTCTGTATAGTCTTTAATTGCTTGAGTTAAAGTTGTATATGTCCATGCCATTAGCTTATGCTCACTGTTACATTGCCGATCTCGCCTTCTATATCAAGACCTACAGTTCTACTGCCTAAAGCACTGTTACCACCGCCTACTGGATCAAAAGCAAAAAACTTTCTGCTTTCACCTTCTGATGTATCTGGTCTTGAATTTCTTAAAGCTTGAGGATCTAAAGTTCTTATTCTACCTAACTGCAATTGTGGATGGTCTTGATCAATCATATCTTTACCAATCATTTTGCCTGTAGGTCTATTATTTTCTATTTGATTTACTAAATCTTTTAATGGGTATCTAAATCCAGTTCTATCGCAAAAACCAAAAGCAAACTTACCCTTAGCATAACTAGCCATTACGAATAACCTCCCGGAACCATATATAATGATGCTTTTTCTCTATCTGAATCTGAAGCTAAACTCCATTGCTCTTCATAAATTTGCTTTAGTAAAGGTGCTCTTTCAATTGCTTCAGGTTTTTTTAGACTAATATAATAAGCTAATCCAGCAGTCAAACATGGTAAAAACCTTACAGGTATATCAGCATTATTTGATCCTACTGAGCCTGTATCTTCTATTCTTTGCATATAATAGTAAACTAATGTATATGTCTGGGCATTATCAGGAACGGGCCATAAATTTATAGATATAGCACTAGGATCTCTTTCTACCCAATATTGTAAAGGTTTACTAGATTCTAACTTATTACTTAAATGAGAAAACTGACTAATAGATATTCTAGTTAACATTTGATCTGTTTGTTTTGAAGTATCTCCTGCATCAACTCTTACAAACGCTTCAATAATATCTAGCTCATCTCCAGATAAAGTATATCTTGAAGTGCCTGATGTAAGTGCTTGAGTACCCTCTTGTATTGTCCAAAGATTTAGACCACGATTTTGCCACTCCAAAAACATCAAGTCTAAACTTCTTCTTGCTGTTCTATAGTCGTAACCTGACCTAGCCTCTAAACCTGCTCGTTCAAATGCTTCTTCAACAATGTCACTCAAGTCTAAGTTGAAGTTATATGTTCCACTTGTAGCCATTATTTACTTCTTAGTAGCTTTTTTCTTAGAAACTTTCTTAGCTACTTTTTTAGGTTGCAATGCTTTTAAAGCTGATTGTGCTTCTTTTTTGTTGTAAGGTCCTACATCTACAACTTCATCATCTGCATTTGCAATTTGATATATTGTATCGCCTGTAAGTAAACTAATTCCATTTTCTATAACTTTATATTTATTAGCCATAGTTGCTCCAGTTATTTCATTTTAGCCATTTTTTGCATATCTTTCTTATCTGTATCTAGCATACCACCTGCAGCATATTTTTTCATTACTCTATCTTGCTCCATTGGCATATCAGATTTATTTTTAACAACACCACCGCCTCTATATTTCACAAGACCGCCATTCTTCTTACCCATCATGTCCATTTTCTTTTTTGCTTTTTGAAACTCTCTCATACCTTTTTTGTCGTATGAGTATTTTTTACCCATCAAATTTGGCATTTTAGCCTCCTACTATCTTAAATATTGGTTTATTTTGTTTTTCTTGATCTTTTACAAATTCAGAACTCATAGAATTGCCTAACTCCATAATTTCTTTTGGCTCTAAACTCATAAACACATCAACGCTTATTTTGTTTGAAATAGATACAGATTCTCCAATAACTTCAAATACGATATTTTTATTTTTTTCATCGTAAGATAAAGAAATTGGAGAACCTTTTATTGGATCAGTTAGTAAAAATAAACAACCTACTATTTTATTTTCTATCCTTTTTATTAACTCTTTTGAATCAGCATTCATACTAGGCATGAAATATTGTAAAAGTTAAAAAGGTAGAAACAGTATATTGAATATAAATACCACTATCGAATAATACACCATCAGAAGGCACTGTAATGTTTCTAGTAGCTGTAGCTGAAGCAACTGAGCTTATCTTCATAATACTTGATCCAGTAGGAGATGTATTCAGTAAATCTATTGTCCCTGCTGTTCCTGTACTTGTTAAATAAGCACCTCTAAGTCTAGATCTTCCTGCAAAAATAACATCTGCAGCAGAGGCATTTATGCCAGCAGATACATTACCTGCTGGATTACCTACTGCTGTAATGCTTGCTATTGTTAGAAAATACTTACTTCCAGTTGCTGTGCCAGCATTAGCACCAGTAATTGTTTCTGTTTGAGAATCTCCATTTACATCAGTTCCAACCACTGTAAAAGAAATACCAGAATCATTACCAGCAGATAGAATAGTTACAATTCTACCATGACTAAGAGTAACAGAACCGCTATCAGCTAATGCACCACCTATAGTAAGTGCTGCGTTATTTCCAACTGAGGCAGCTGTGCTAATACCATCAGCATCTAAAGCTACTGTGTCTGCTGTAATGGTTGTAGCTTTTATATCTGAGCTAGTTCCCATAATTTACTCCTTAGTAGACTGAATATTCTAATTCTACAGTAAATCTTCCTGCTGATGCATCAGCGTTAAGAGTCGTAGTAGTTGCTACATACAAGTATTTGCTTGCAATTGCTGCGCTTACATTAGGCTCAAAAACATGAAAGTTTCCAGCAGTAGCATTGAAGTTAATATCAATTTCTGTTACAGATGCTGCCGCACTGACTTCTGTATCAAAAGCTGTTACTCCTGCACCTACGATTTCAGTTCCTGAAGAAACTGCTGCGTTAGTTGCAGTGCCAGAAGTAGCACTTAGCTGTAAACTACCTACAAGAGTTTGTCCTGCAGCAGTTGTTATACCGATAACTGCTTTGTGAATAAAAAACTTAGAAGGTGTTACTAAACCATCTGGTGCATCTGTGTTTAAAGTGCCTAGTTCTACAAGAACATCTTCATCAGCATATGCTGTACTTGTGTCTGTATCTGCTAGACTTCCTACAAAAGTTTGTATTTTTCTTGAACCTAAAGAAATTAATTGACCAGTAGAGTTTACTGAAAAACCTGTTTCGGTTACAGCACCTGTACTGCTATTTTCATTGATTACATTAAAACCGCCCTTAGATCGGACTGGTCCGTTAAAAGTTGTGTTAGCCATTTTGTTCTCCTGTCGTGGCAAGTGTCTACTACATCATATAGTAGTCAGGATTAATAAAAAAGGGGGAATTACTTCCCCCTCATGAATCAGCTTATGACGATCCGGGTGAACCGAATAAACCGAGTGGATCTGATACCCCAAACGAGTAACGCTCACGAGCTTTATATCTCACGTTACCAGTATCGAAGTCTCCATCCATACTTGTATCTAATGGTGTACGCTCAAAGTGCTTTAGACCATTAGGAATGTCAGTAGTTAAGAACCACGCATTAGTATCTGTTAGATAGTGGTTTACTGAGTATCCCTCAGGAATAGTACCATTTGAACGAATCGCATTAAGATCATTGTCAGCAGTGCCAACACGACCTTCTGTCTCTAGGACACGAGTCGCAACAAACATTAGATTAGGTGGAACAATGAGTCTGCGAGGTCTAGCTGCAATTAGTAGTCCTCTTTCATCAGTCCATCCTGCTATTTGAATAACAGCTGCTTCTAGTGAAGTCTCATTGAGATCTGAACCAGTAGCAGGTCTGTTACCATTTTTACCACCGCTTACAAGTGGATGTCCATCACCACCAGTTACTCCATCACCAGAAGTTGTGAACAAGTTCACACCATCACCAGTTTGGAAACTGTTAGAAAATCCATTGTTAAGTGGTGCTGCGGCTTTGACCTGTTTAGTGTAAGCCATTGCACGAGCTAGAGCTTTAGTGTATCGCGCTGACAAAGAGTCATATAGATTATCTTCCATAGCCTCTTCTGTAATTGCGAATCCCATTGCAATAGTTTCGTGGTTGTATCTTGCTGTAAAAGCTTCTTGCGCTGAATCATAACTGATTGCATTGCCTTCATCTTTAACAGGAGCTGCAGCAAATCCACTGAGCTTTACTTCTTCCTCGAATGAACGATCAGAAGCTTCAGTTTCATAGATAGCTGTGTGCTCATCTTCGTACTTTTCGTACTCCAAACCAAAAAGGGCATTAAGTCCCGGTAGGAGTTCTTTAAGCATTTGCGCTCTTGAAATAGCCATAGTTTAAATCCTCCTATACGCCAGTAGTATTGACGAGTTGGTGACCAACATTGACTTTAAATATAGCGTCTGTAAAAGCATCGCCTACAGATGAAGTCGGTCCATCAACGAATTCGACAATTCTAAGTGGCAAAGTATTAGTGGTTGCGACTGTAGAAGCATCGCAAGCATTTTTACTTTTGCCGATTGAAGTAGATCCAGCAGTTTGAACAACTGCAAAGTTAGCACCAAGTGCTGTCTGTGCAATTGCATCATCACCTTGCATCATAAATGTTGCATTTGGATCGGTTAAGACATAAGCAACCGCATCTGAAGCCACTGTACTAGCGGGCCAGTATTGATTGAATGTCATTTGATTTGTATTAGGATCAGTGTACTTGCATCCCAAAAATATACCTATGCATGTTAGAGAGGTAGTACCTGCATCTTTTTCGACTGTACCTGCTGCAACCATTTTCACGAAATCTCCATGAAAGATAGATGTAGCATAGCCTGATGCAACTTTTATCTGCACTGTTTTTCCAGTAAAAGAACCACTAGCAGAAAGAGTACCAACTGGTCTAGCACCATAAGGAGCTGCTGTTGTAGCCATGTTATCTTCCTCTAATAATAGTTTTAGTTCTTACGAACCGCCACGACCAAAAGTAGTTCGAGATTTGCGATCTGGGCGCAATACAGGCATCCGTGGATCATTTTCTCTCATATACTGATGATCAACACTCTCCATTTGTTGTTGCGCTTTATCCTCGTAATGAGCTTGTCTTTGAGCAGCAACTTCTTCTGGAGCTTTACATAACAACAATCCACCTACTTCGACACATCCGGGAAACCTAGATTCGTGATCAGAAATCACACTAAGCTCAGGATGATCCTCTGCTCTTACTGCTTCCCAGCCTTCTCTAAATCTCATAGAAACATTAGTATTGTCAGCTTTGCCAACCATACTTGTTCTAATCCATCTAAATGCCCAACCTTTTTGTGGAGTTGGATCTGGTAACAATGGAGGAGGTGTCCAATTTTCAGTTCTTGTTGATTCGCTTCTTGTTTCCAAGTCACGAGATTTGCGCTGTTCTTTTTGATTTTCTTTAATATCAGCCACGTTTTTTCTCCTTAGCAATTTGTTTGGCATAGTCTAAAGGGGTTATTCCCAATCTTTTAGCGAGTTTTAATTGAGTCTGTGTAAGCTGTATTTTGCGCGGATTTTTGCCATCTCTTTGTGCTGAGGCTACTACCGTGTTAGTTCTTTTTTTAGGTTGCGCTGTAGTTTCTGTGTTTTGTGCACTAAAAACTTGCGGAAAAGTTTGACTTAACTCTGAGTTGATTGTTTCAAAGTAAACATCATCTGCTGAAGTTATGCCTTTATTTTTTAAATCTTCATGAATACCAAGTGTAAATCCAGTAATCTTTTCATAACCGGGACTACCGAACCATACATTTTTTGCCATCCAATCTTTAGTTTTTTGATCAACAACTGGTGTTTGTTCATCAAAAGACTGTGCTGGCTCAACTTTTTGTTGTTGAGGTTGATAATTGCTTAGATATGTTTTATCTGTCTGTGCTCTAGTCAATTGTTCTTGTGCTTTTACTAATGCTTCAGAATCACCTTCATCATAAGCTTTTTTGTAAGCTTGTTTAGCTGCTTCTATTTCAGCATCGGCTTTGGTTGATACACTTTTGATTAAAGCTTCTTCACTTCGATTAACAATATCTGATAACTTAGCATTCTCTTCTTGAACTTTTTTAGCATATTGAACAGCTTCGTCACGAATTCTTGCGTTTTCTTCCTTAGCTCTTCTTTGTTCATGATATTCGTATTTCAAACGATTAATTCGTTTTTTAACACGATCATCTATGCCATCAATTTCATCATTAATGTCAAAATCATCATTATCATTAGCTTGTCTAGGAGCTCTTTGATCTTCTTCTGGTCGATCATCAACTATTTCTAGATCAATATCGCTATCGACTTTCATTACATCTGCTTCATCAGGCAGAATTTGTGCTTCTTGATTATCCACGAGTTATTCCTCTAGGATCATCTACTACAGCTTCAACAGTATCGTCATTGATAAGTCTAAACTCTTTTCCATGAATCTTAAATCTAGTGCCACTGTAAGCTCGCATGATTATAAAATCACCTTCTTTACACCAAGCACCATCAGGAAATCTTTGTTTATCCTTGTAGCAGTCAGGACCCATATCTATAACAAAACCAACAATAGAAGATACATGCTCATTTTCTAATGTTTGTGATGCTTTTAATATTCCACCATCTGTTTTTTCTTCTACTTCTGGTAATCCTATTAAAATTCTATAACCAGTAGGAACTGGTAACTGTTGTCCTTTCTTACTTTCTTTTATATCAGTAGCTTCTGCTAACGCCATTTTCGATGTCCTCATTGCACCACTTAAAAGGAGAAGTGGAGAACTCCTTGCACCCAACGGGCGAAATCTAATCTTCTATCAAAACTTGATCCATTATTTCTTGTATATCTCGTTTTGCTAGTTTTATTCCTTCGAGTTTACCTCTATTCAAATTGTATTCTTCAAAATTTTTTATAGATCCTGATAAAATACTTTCTTGTAATAAAGTTTCTGTCTCGTTTAAACGAGAGATTAGCAAATCAGCAAATCTTGTGTCAACCATTATTATCTCCTTTTAATAATTGATCTGCAATTCTACTTCCGATCTCTGCGCCTTTAGCTTCTTGATCTGCTGAAATTTTTTGTTCTTTTACATTTAAGTCAGCTTGTCTTTCTGCAATTTTAGCTCCAATCTTAGCACCTTCTATTCTTTCATTAGTTTCGATTTTGAGTTTTTCTATTTCATTTCTCATCTCTTCTTTTCTAGCATCAAGTAATAATTTAGCCTGATCTGTCTGTGCTTTAGATTGTGCTTTTTGTTTTTCTATTTCTATTTCTTCTCTTTGCATTTGAACTACAGGATCTTGCATAGCTTGTTCATTTATTTGTTGTTGCTGTTCTTGTTGTTGCTTACCAAGTAGTTGTTCAGATGCTTCAGCTATTAGTGCTGATAATCTATTTTCTATTTCTGGAGGTAACTCCATACCTATTGGAGGCAATTCAATACCTAACTCTTGTTCTATTTCTTTACGATACTTAAATGCTAAGTGTTCTGTTATATGAGCTTGGAATGCACCTTGTATTGATTGTGCCATTGGAGATGCTTCCATCATTTGTATCATTTCAGGATCTTGCATTATTGTCATATGTGCCTTGATATGAGCATCATGATCTTGATATTCAAATGCTTGAACAGGTTTACCATTAAGTATATCCATATTCTCTTGAACTGGATCTTTAGGTTTAATGTCATTAGTCATTGGCACTATTTGTTCTACATCATTTATACCCAACACTTCTAGCATTTGCCTATGTAAAGTAGGCATATCATATAACTGTGGTGCTTGTGCAGAAAGTTGTAGTGCTGATTGATATTGCATTATCCTTTGCCCCATAGTAGCAGCATTAGGATTAGAAACAGGTATTACATCTACTCTTTCATCAAAGTCTCTCTCCAAACTATCTTTTTCATCTCCATCTAATTCATATGGATATGATGTAGGACCGAAGTCTTTGATTACATTCACTAATATAGATAATTCTTTTTTCAATGATGCATGCAATCTAGATTGTATTGCAGACATAACTTTCATGTTCTTTTCTAGGATAGCTAAAGTAGTTCCCACTGGTGCTTGTGAGTTCATATCTGATGCTTTTACATCAGTAATAGCAGCAAACCTTCTACCTTCTTCAACTATATTGCCTAGTAACTGAAATAATGTAGGCGATGGCTCTTTGTGCGGTAAAAATGAAATATTTTCTCTAATAGTTCCACCCGGAACATCCACATCTCTAAATTCACCGGGCATAATAGGTGTATCATCACCTTTAACTCTCATGCCTCTAGTTTTTAAGCCACCGGGTAAGTTAGCAAGTGTTCCTGCATCAACTAATTGCCTAAGCAAGCTTGTTGCAGACTTAACTAAGCCACCAATTAGATGTATTAAACCTAAACCATAGAATCCTAAACCGGGTAAATACTCATAATGAACAAAATGATCTCTTCTCATGTGTTCTTCATCATCTTCAAACCAATTTCTTCGTATAGAAAGAATTGCTGAAGTATCTCTATCTATAGTAACGACATAAGGCAGTGCAATACCTGTAGGCTCTCCATCTTTTTCATCTTCAAAGCCATCTAAATCCAGTTCTACATGCATTTCAAGCAAAGTATGAATAGAATCGCCTGATAAATATGTTCCACCTGAGCTAGATTTAGAAATTTTATCGCCAGTTAGGTCTCCATACTTCTCTCTTACATCATCTAAGTCTAAATCGTAACTAATTAGCTCAATATCACGATAAAAACCATTGACTTGTAGTTTTCTAATCTCATTTTTGCTTTTTCTCATTACATGAGTAAGCCTTGTTACTGATGTTATGTCTGTAGCACCATTGTAAACAACCATATCCTCTGATGGGACAAACATTGCACAAGGTCTTTGCATGGATTGATCATAATAAATCTTTTTAAATGCGCTTCCTGCTAAAGGAAGAGAAAATAAAAGCCTTTCCATCTCGCTTCTGTACTCTGTCATGCGATCAGTAAGCAAATAATTCATGTAATCTTGAATTCTACTTGCTTGTTTTTCTTTTTCTTGGTTAATTTTGCCTACAATTTTAGTTTTTGCAGGTCCTGATGCAGGAAATATCTCTGTAATTGCTTGAGATTGGAATCGAACTACTGCTTCAGACAGTAAAGGATGATGAACACCGCAAGCTCCGGGCCATGGTGTTGTGCGATCTTCAGCTTTTAGACCAAGTTGCTCCAAACCTTTCATGTAAGACTTTTCCCAATCCTTACGAGAAGATTTATCGCTTTCATATGCACTAACTAATTCAGTGCCAAGTGCAGATAAAACATCTTCATCTACAAATTCAGCTAAGTTTGAACCAAATTCTTCCTCTTGATTCATAGAATCTGGATCAAAATCAATCAGCAATCCACCATCTTCAGTTTCAATAGCAACTGAATCTGGATTCTCAATGCTAATTTCTACTGTTTCTTCATTGTCTTTCATGCGTTGTTGCATGTCTGACATTTCTAAACCTGTAAGTGCTTTATCAACAGCCATATATTTTCCTGTAGAATGTTATAGTGTAAACAACTTAGTAATAGTTGGCAATAACTGGTACATCACTACCCATTTCTTCATCATGATCAAGTGAAATAAATCCACCTTGCCTAAACCTTAACAAAGCTTGTGTAGCTGAGTCTACCAAATCATCATGATCTCCAACAGGAAAAGCTGCAAATTGTTCTACAACTTCTTCTGCCCATCTAGTTTGAGGACACCATACCACACCTGATGCAAAAAAATCAGAAACAGCATTTACTCTTGATATTTTATCATTGCCACGAGTAGGAGTGTACTCAGTTACTAAGATCCCTGCTCTTCTTAGCTCTTGTACTAATGGAGCACCAGCTGCTTTTGCTTCTATAACACAACTGTCTGGATTCCAATATTTATACATCTCTAACGCTCTTGCTTTTAATTCAGGAAACTCTAATCGTTCTTGTATTGCATCAAGCAATATAATCTGAGGTGCTGAATACCCTTCTTCATTATCAGCATAAAAAACACCCCATGTTGTGCAAGCTGAATAGTCTGCCTGCTCATGTTTTAAGAATGCTGTATCCCATGATTGAATAACAAAAGAAACAGCAGGAGGATTATTGTGTTCCCACTTTTTCCACCACTCACGCTTAATTATTGCGCTTTCTTCTGATGTAGGTTTCTGTTGATACTGAGCTTCCCACTTACTAATAGGCAGTGTTGCTTTAATCTTTTCTAGCTCTTCTATGGGCCAAAATTCTTGCCAAAGACTATTGCCAGATGGTAAAATAGCAGGGAATTCAATGACTTCCCACTCATCCGAACCTTCGCGCATGAGACTGTCACGCATAATGTGACCACATAAGTCTTTCATGCTCCAGCGAGTCATTACGATGATGATTGCACCACCGGGTTGTAAACGCTGTCTGGGACCCGATGTAAACCAATCGAATGTGCTGTCAAAGATTTTAGGATCAGCTTGCTGTCCCTGCTGTTCGGAATGAGGATCATCAATAACAAGTAGATCCGCACCACGACCAGTTACTGCACCACCGACACCAACTGAGAAGTATTCGCCACCACCAGACACATCGAAACGACCAGCTGCTTTTGAGTCTGCTGTAAGAGACACTTTAGGGAATAGATTAGTAAACTCTTCACTTCCAATCAGGTTTCTCACCATACGACCAAAACGCAGGGCAAGTTCGGCAGTGTGAGATGCCATAATGATCTTCTTCTCAGGAGAACGCCCCATAATCCACGCAGGAAGCAACCACGAGGTTAATTGAGACTTACCCATACGAGGGGGCATGTTTATCATAAGTCTCTTCAGATCGCCTTTAGCGACTCTCTCAAACGCATCAGCCATCTTCTCATGATGTCTACCACATATAAATGGTTCCCAAACCTCTTTAGCGAAAGCTAAAAAGGAATCATGTGTTTTCTCACGTCTAACCTCAGTCTCCAATGCAGATAACATAGAAGATATCTCATCTCTCTCAGTACCAGATAGATTAGCCATGACATCAGGTGTCAACTTCTTTTTTATTTCATTGTATTTATCAGAAACTAACATAGGGTTTACAACATGCTCGTTTTTTTTGCTATAAAATTTTTCATAAAATATTGTCAACTCTTTTTTTCAAAACAAGGGGGTAGGGATCTGTAAACCCATTGTTCATCAAATCATAAATTAACCTGCCTGTTTATTTGAATTCATATATATATGTGTGTGTGGGACTCCGCGCTCACGCACAGGGGGGTGTGGGGGTGCATAATGCCTGCCTACGCATACGCACATGCCTCAGGTCTCAATTAATTTGTTTAAACGCTCAATGATCACCTCAGGCGACTCACGCTTCTCGCTTATGACATGCGCTTGATCTACATACAGGCGTGATACCTTGCCTGCATAATGCTCGGCTTGTATCGCGCTACCATACTGACCTGCATCCTCAGCCTTCTGGGACAAGTCCTGCATACGCGCTACATGATGAGCAAGAGACACACGTTGTTCGCGCTCAATCTCTCTTGAGACACGCTCTATTTCCTGCTGAATCTCAGGTTTTTTCATGAGCTTATACGCTGTATCTGATGTACTCACACTATCCGCATAACCTGCCTCAATTGCGCTCTTACGCTGAGACATACCCTGCGCCATATGCCTACAAAACATGCGCTGTCTGACCGATAAATTGGTTGCGGATTTACTCATGATTGCACCTCAAAAAAGCTGTTTAAACAAAAAATATTACCCATAGGGTAAAAACCTTATATCAACCCAAAATAAAAAAACAGGTTGACAGGGTTTAAACGATAGTTCATTGTGAAGTGACTTTTCGCAACTAGCTCAATGGAGGGCAACAACATGATTAGAATGACTGACCTATTGAATGACGAACTCGATTCGATAATTGCACACTGCGAGGATGAGTGGAATTCGGTATCGGATGATGAAGTACGCCTTGTAGGATCACCTGACCTACATGACTCACATGTGCTTGCATGGCATGGTGATTTATCGACTGATATGGATGATGACGAGCTAAACGCTCTAATCAATTCGCTTGATCCAATAGGATCGCCTTCGCTTGATCGCATACATAACTCACATGTGCTCAAACATGCTTGGGTGAACAAAGATCGTAACTGGTGGAAAACTTGGTAAATCTGTTGTTTATAACACCCTGAATCTTTAGATGAAGGGTGTTTAAACTACACAACAATCGCAACTGCTCTTGGAGGGCAAAATTATGGAAACAAAATATCACAACCGAGAAACATGGCTAGAGGCTTTACTGGCTCTATGCACCATTCACTTATGTGAAAAGACTGGCATTGATCCTGCTGTGTTCTCACAGGCTAAAATTCGTATCTCATGTTCATGGCTTGGAGGTCAACGCACAAAGAGGGCTGTTGCTCAGTGTGTGAAGGCTTCCTGCTCTACTGATGGTCACATCGGTATCAACATCTCACCTGCTAGAGACAATCCTCTAGAGGTTGCCTCTGATGTATACCATGAATTAATTCATGCTTACTGCTTTATCATGGACATTGACTGCGGTCATCGTGGCGAATTTGCCAGAATAGCAAAGCTATGTGGCTTTCTCGCTCCCATGACTTCCACTCCCATGAGTGATGAGTTACGCCCTGAATTGCAAGCAATGGCGGATCAACTCGGAGCATATCCTCATGGAGCAGTAGACATAAATGCTCGCAAAAAACAGACAACCAGAATGGTTAAGGTTGTTTGTCAGCCATGCAACAACATTGCTAGGCAATCTCGCACCGCTTACATGACTCATGGTCTTGTATGTGGCACTTGTGGCGACTCAATGTTTGAGTCCCTTTAATCCATCGCAACCATAGGAGAATTATACTATGTATAATCATCGATCACAAATCACTAACGCTCAAACACTGCGCGAATTAGAGCGTGTGTTAGGCACTGACCTTAACGCTGACAATGTCACTGCGGAGCAGGAACTCAGGCTCAAGCAATTGGCAATAGCGTACAACAAGCCTATGTCCACCACTGTCAGTGAACTTGTTCACTTGTGGAACAATGGCGATGTTGAGACTACTAAAGTAGTGGTTGATACATCGGATGCTGAAAAGCGTTTAAACGAGCAATTCGACACATTCAAGAATGATGTGGATACCTCGTTCACTTCGGCAGTGTCAAACATCACTTCGGATATGTCAGCAGATATGCGGAGACATGAGCGCAAGGCAGAGCAATGGCAGGAAGGTGTAAGCAAAATCTATCAAGACCGCATGGATAGAATGAAAGCCAAGCTTGACGAGATCAACGATGTTGCACAATCACTGCGACCAATCGTTGTCGATAGTGATGCAGGCAGGGTAGACTTCACTGGTGAGCTAACGCATGAGATATTCGAGGATGTACTCACTGCCATTGCATGTGGCGAGAATGTGTATCTTGTGGGTGGTGCAGGAGCAGGTAAGACTACACTCGGCTATCAGGTGGCTAAAGCTTTGAAGCTTGCATTTTATGCAACCTCAGCAGTCAAGTGGGAACATCAACTCATGGGCAACCTTACAGCCACAGGCGAGTACAAGCCGACTGATTTCTACCGCGCTTTCAAGGATGGTGGGGTGTTCCTATTCGATGAGATGGATGCTTCATCACCTAATGCACTTGTGGCATTCAATCAGGCACTGGACTTGAAGGCAGGCATGGAAGCACCATTTCCATGTGGCATGGTGCGTAAGCACAAGGACTTCAAGGCTATCGCCTCAGCCAACACTGTTGGTCATGGTGCAAGCAGGCAGTACATAGGGCGCAACAAGCTTGATGGTGCTACGCTTGATAGATTCGCTGAGATTGAGATGCGCTATGACGAGAAGATTGAGCGAGCCATTGCGCAAGATGACAAGTGGGTGGATGAGGTGCGCACTGTTCGAGCCATTGCGGAGGAAAAGAAAATGGCTTACATCATCTCTCCGAGAGCCAGTGTCAAGGGTGCACAATTACTCAGGGCAGGTATGAGCATTGAGAAGGTGCGCAACATGAGGCTCTACAAGGGCATGACTGAGGCTGATGCAAAGATGCTACGCAAGGAATGCAAGGCTCGCATGAAAGCGAATCAGGAATCCAAGTAATTAACTGTTTAAACATAGCGAGGTAAACGCAATGCAAAACTTAGCAATCACAACTAAACACATCGACCATTCCGATAAGAACAAGAATTTCTCATGTGACACATATCACATAGAGTGGCATGAGCTTGATACATGGATGAATGCGCCTAGAGTGCAGAAGGAAATGACTTCGTCACTCGATGGCTCAAAAGGATTCACTGGCACTGATAGCCTGAAAGAATCGAGAGACCTCATGCGTGATGGATGGCAGGAAGGCGTGGACATGCTCAATCATGGGTTGACACATGAGATCAAGGATTCAGGCATAGAGCAAGCGGAAGTGTGGGAAACTGCACCAGTAGGAGCGTTCCCGATTGTGCCTCTATACAATGCAGGTGTTGATGAGCACATGTTGCTACCCAGTGAGGAGCATGACGAGCCTATCGTAAATATGATCGTGGATGTTGCCAGTATCGCTAGTGTATCAGCCAAGCAGATGATGAATCGCGGTATCGCTATCGCAAGCCTTATCAATCACATTGAGCAAGCAGGCAAGCGTGTCAGGTTGCAGGCTCGATGGGGCACTAGGAATCATCGGCAGGGTGGCAAGAATGCTTATCAATTCATGATCATGGTCAAGGATGCACACGAGCACATGGACATGGGCAGGGTGGCATTCGCTATCGGCAATCCCTCATTCTCAAGACGAGTATGTTTCAAGATGCTTGAATGCACTGCTCGTGGACACATGGGTGGATATGGTAGCACCTTGAATCTCGATGAAGTTCAAGAGATTGGCAAGGATGTATTCTACATCAGTGAACTGCCATATCAGGAAAAGCACTTATTCAGTGATGCGCAGGGAGCGCATGACTTCACATTCAAGCAATGGAATGCTGAGTTAGAAAGAAGCGTTTAAACAGTTTAATAATCAAAAGGAAAAATAAAATGGATAATTCAGGATTTACAAAATTTGAAATCGAACTCATTGACAACATAACTAACATTGTTGTCGGCAAAGTTAAGAACATGTCATTCAATCACATAGATGATCTTGAGCGTTTTGTTCATGGCGATTGTCTCGTACATCACAGGATGACATGTCAGGGTTACTCTGATTTTGGTGAGTGCAGTGATGCGTGGATGTGGGCATTCAGGCGATCTATGCTTGTGGATTTAGTGCACGATAAACTACGCAGGCAAGGATATGTCTATCCGAAATCACTGCAGGAAAAAAGATGTTGACACATACACAGACACACAGGTAAGGTAGTTATTAATCGCAACATGGTAGTTAAATAACTTGAATATTTATGAAAGTTATCTAACTGCCAACAATCCCTGAGGAGGGCATATGAGTAAACAAAAAGACGAAAGCTTGCTGACAGATACACTGACTCACATTAACAGTGCTGTCACTAACATATACACGAACATAGACAGGATGACCAATACTGGCGGTCTGGGTACACCTGAGAAGAAAGAGCTTGTGGATACATTCAACAAGCTTGTAACACTTGAGCAGAAGATCATAGACATGTTACATCCTATGCGACATGAGGATGGGAAGTTGCCTAGTCCAAAGTATCTTGAGATAAAAAAGCTTTTTGGTATGAATACAATTGTAAAAGAGAGACAGCGAGACTACGAGAAAAGCAAGCATTGGTATCAAAAAATGCACGAGCTAGATGTCGTTGGCTTTGAGTATTATGAATATGACAATGGTGATCATGAAATTGAAACCTGAACATCAGCAGGTATAGCCTGATGTGCCTAGATGAGGGTAGTGACGTTATGAGGTTACGATTCCACGAGTATGCAAAGCAACCGAAAAAATCATCGAGCTTACAGGTGGTGCGCAGTGAGTCACAGCGTAAGGCTAGAAACCGAAAGGATGCCAAGTGCGTTTAAACATATTAACAATGTCCTAAAGGAGGGCACATTATGATTGATCAAGAAAATGAAACAAAAGAATACAGAGTACGCTTTACTGGTTATGTCGAAGGTGAGGTATGTGTGGAGGCGCAGAGTGCTGATGATGCAGAAAGCAAAGCCGAGCATTTATCGGTAGCGGATATTGTGCATGATGGCTATGAAGTAGACTTCACAAATGTAGTACAGGTTGATGAAGTGGAGGAATCATGATTCAAGAAGAATTGTATTTGAACGAATTACATGTGCTAGAGGCGCAACATACTATCATCATGGAGGCGATATTCTGGGTAGGTACACCAATACTCATGATGATTGTATTGTCTGTGTGTATTCAAATTCACGAAAAATTTACAGGAGGCTCATATGAGTTCATCGAAAGACTATTTGATAGCTAAGAAAAACCTGCTTAAAAAGAATAACAAAGCAAAGATTGAAGCTATGCGCAGGGCAATACGAGTGCTCAAAGGTGCAGAGTGTGTCTGTTGCACAGAAGGTCTGTATAAGAATGACATTGATCTAGAAGGTTTGATACTTCACATCACAGATGTCATGTCAGTGGCAAAGGGCGAAACAAGTCGTTTAAACGTAGTAGAGCCTCAAGCGGTAGATGATCATTACATGGGGGTATCAGATGATGAATGATTATCCGAGAGGTTTAACCTTGAATCTCAATAGCATTGAAGATGCTAGAGAGTATTTGAGGGATGCTAAAGCAAGGATTAATCCTAGTAACGCAACAATAAAGAAACCAGTGGTTTCCATTAGGTTGTTATTACAAAACGATTATGACCTGCTCACACAAGCAGTAACAGGGATGCATAACATGAAGATGTTCAGGTTTGTGCATGGTGCAAAAAAATATACATGGGAGTGACAATGGCTAGGTATAAAACAAAAAGATTTGTTCTTGAATCTGTATGGGATGAACAATGGGTGGAATGCGAGGCTGATTCGATAGAAGAGGCAGGAAGAAAATTTGAGCAACATGAAGGTGTTGAGGTTACTCATTCTGAAATGGGCGATGTCGAAGAAACAATTCGAGTTGATATAGAGCTACCAATATTATTGGTGAAGGAGTCCGACAATGGATAAATACAAAGTATTAATCATCGGTGATGAAATGAGTGGCTTAGATTTAGAGGTAAGATCTTTTGATGAAAAGCCTACGCTCAAGGAGATGCAGGAGATGGTGGGCGGATACATAGAGTTCGTGCCTATCTTTATGCACAAGGCTCTTGCTGAAAGCAATTTTATTATGGAAAAAGTAGCCGATTTGCTTGAGTTTACAGAAAAAGATTTTGAAAAATATGCAGGTGCAGAGATGACAGGTGTCATTAATGAAGAAGGAAAGTTCAATGGCTCTGAGCCTAATCCAATAGCTACTGAGCTTTATGATGCGTTTAAACAGCTTAATGAAATACCTGATGATGGAGATTGGATTGCAGGAACGATGTTCATTCCCATTAACTTCAAAATGGATTAGTTACTCTGTAAACCTTATGGTATAAAAAGTTCTTGACACAAAAAAACACAAGCCTCATAATGGGGTTTCAATAAATCGCAACTGACTGTGGAGGTCGATATGCAAAAGACTAAAAAGCCTTTGATTCAAAAGCACTATGAAAAACTAAACATCATTCGCTCATTCAGCGATGACTTGGTTGTTGTTCCTTGCTCATACAAGGGCAAGCCTAGAGGTGCGTTGGCACTCAAGCAAGGCACTCGTTTCGTTCCCATTGCACTACTGATAGATAGCAAACACATAGACAATTTCAATTATGTGGGTTTTGAGACATCGGAAATCATCAATGAAATATTTGATGACATAAGAAAAATTGATCCAAGAAAAACGCTTGATGAGATCAATGAGCATGACGAGGGTGTATCACTAGCGTTCAATGAGCTTGTGGATGGACTCTTGCAAATGGAAGAAGAACTGGATTTAGATATTTACACTGGCGAAACTAAAAGCTCTAAGGAGGGCAAATAATGAAAATAACTGAACTAAAAAAACTAGCAAAAGAAATTGGTCAAAAGAAGATCATCAAGATGATTGAATCTACCATCGAGAAAGATGCAATACCTGCGGATGTCAAAAAGCATGTGCAAGGTGTGCTCAAGCACTTCAAGTCTGACTCGTTTAAACAAGCAGATGCAGGTGGTAGCTAATGGCTACCCCTGCGCCAAGAGAGGCGTTTGATAGCACTCCAGATTTTCTAAAAGATTTTTGGATAACCACAGAGTTTGGTGTCGATAATACCGATGACTATGATGTGTTTATGAACTTCTTTCAAGAGGGACATTGTCCTCAAACAGAAGAAGAGTTGGAGCATTATGAGGCTTTGCCTGATACAGGTATCAAAGTATATCGTGGATATGAATTCTCAAGTGGCTCGCCTTATCGTATGTCATGGACTCCAGACAAGCAGGAGGCTGAGTTCTTTGCACAAAGAACAGCTATGTTTGAAGAAACTTTCAGGAGTATGGGCGAATCCAATCGCACAAAAGAAATCATTCCAATGCTTGCAAGCATGACTGTAAACAAAGATGACATAGATGCGGTGCTGTTACAGCGTGAATGTGAATACATAATCTGTCATGCCGATGCTATATGGTATGACGAGTATGGAGAGTTTGAAATCACAATAGAAAAAAGACTTGATTTATTGCCAAAAAAGGAGGGCATATGAGCAAGAAAAAAATGACAAAAGAAGAAGAAAAGCTTTTCGAGGACAATGTTGTATTGTTGTCTGACAGAAAAGATTCGTTTAAACAGAGTAAAGCAAGACTCGAAGGCTCACTGCAAGTTGAGCAAAGCTTAAAAAATGCAAGTCATGACGAAAACTTTGGTTTCTGGTTTGGAGATGAAGGCAAAGGCGATGTAAACATAACAGGTAAGGTCAGTAAAAAACTATTCAAAGCTCATGGTAGCGAAGAGGAGGCTCAAAATTACATGAGCTATTTACTTCATCTTATTAGTGTTGGAACTTTTGGCATAACAAGTTATGTAGAAGATGCACATAACATGAAAGCTATTGCAAACAATGAAACAGTATTCGCTAAATTTCCTTATGATGAAACTATTCCTAAGAAAGATCTTACAAGCGAGGACATCATAGTGGTCACGATACCTTTTCATAGAGAAGAAATCTTTGTGTGCTTGGAATCGGAGATTCTGTCATGAGAGCACCTCCGCACTGGTACAATCTCGCAGAAAAATTTAGGCGAGAAAATCACACACTCCAACAAATATCTGATCTCTTGGGAGTAGCTATACCTACTCTCAGGACTCAGCTATTGTTGCGAATGAAAGATTATGATGCGTTTAAACAGCCTACAGCAAACGATGAAGCAAGACAAAGGAGCTTGAGAATACTAGAGGCAGTTGATGCAAAAGAATCTATTTCTAAAATCGCAAGAGAAGAAGGTGTTTCTCGGCAATGGATATACAAGCTGTTGAAAAGGAGAGAAGAAAAGATTAACAGATTTGTTAAAGAAGAAGTTAAACGAAAACAATTAGAAAAAAAATTCGAGGGTTACAGTTATGAATGATGAAAAACAAATTGAAGATTTGGCTAAGTATATGCATGCATTGGATGACATGAATGTGCTTACAGCAAGATTAAAATCTTGCGTAGGAGCAATCAATAGATCTAAATCGGCATGGGCAAAAAAGCATTGGAGTCAAGTAATGAGGGCATTACATGACGAATATGTTAGCAGGCACAGTAAGAAAAAAACCATTAAAGGTAATCGTGTTTTACACTAGGAGGCAAGATGGAAGAAATTAAATTTGATGTTGTTGAAAAAAACATACCAATTCCGCGTAGAAGAGGAGTAGTTAAAACTGGAAATCGTTACATATACGATTTTGTAGATCATGCACAGGTTGGAGACAGCATTGCATTTGATGACAAAAAAAAATGCGGTGTCCTAAGAAATGCAATATCCAATAGAAAAAAGAGTGGCAAATTGCTTGTTTGCCCAATTGAAGAAAAAAGCAAAAAGTTTGTTGAAAGGATGCTGTTGAACGATGGGAAAACATATTGGCGATACTGGAGGGTGCAGTGATGGAAAAGGCAGACCTTGAGAAGATTAAAGATTTAGTAGATGACTTAGGTTGGGAGCACCAAAGGATGTCATCTAGCGGTCAGGAAACATATGAACAGCTTTGCAAGCTACTCGGTTGGGAGTTTGAGAAATGATTGACTTTGAATACAAAGAGATTGTAAGAGCAAACATGGGTACTCGCAAGATGATCATCATCGGTTACATTGAAAAGTGCAGGCAAGGTTATTTCTTTAGACCTAAGAATCAATCTCATACAAATCTAAAAAAAACAAAAAGATTTAAAACTGCAAATCAAGTTAGAACATTCATCAAAGGTAAATTAGAATGCGTTTAAACAGTGTCGATCCCAGCGAAGAAAGCTGGTGGGAAGAACAAGATCAAGATCATTCTTGGATGAAACAACAAGAAGAAGAGCAACAACAACAGGAGGATACAGATTAACTGTATCTTCCTGTGTTCAAATCATATTTCAACTCTATCACACCCAATCTTCCTGATTGTCTGAATCTAATCTTTTTAACATGCACTCTTACATCGTTAGAGTTTGGAGTGAAATCTCTTTCAACAATCAATAGATTGTCACATTTGTTGTAGAAATTAGCCGATCCTGATATGTCCTGCGCTGTCGGAGTCGGGAAACTTCCATCCATGTTTCGTCTGAGCTTTGTGGGATGAGCTACAAGCCATACATGAACACCATGCGTAGATGCCCATCTTTTTATCTGCGCTAACATCAATGACACATATTCGGTTTCGGTATATCCAGAAGGTCGTTTATGTTCAAATTCATTGTAAGGATCTAAAACCAAACCACGAAGATTCGGATACCTCTGCACTGCATTGGTTGCTGTGTTTAAACACCATTCAATAGTTGGAGGCTCATCCTCACTACGAATCCAATAAAAATGTTCTTGAATAAATTCAACCGCAGGATACCATTCGTCATCTCTAACTTTGTTACCTGAGGCTACATCCCAAGTCGGCTTGCCAACAAATTTAGCAACTAACTTGTTTATATGCTCATCTACAGGGTTTTCAAAGCTACAAATAGCAAACCTGTGAGCGTGATTCTTTGCCAAGCTGAGTATGATTGCATCTAAAAGCTCTGACTTACCGCCATTAGGAACACCTGAAACAAGAGTCAACTCGCCTGCACGAACACGATACGAGCCTGAACTGCCATCTGCGTTACCATCCATTGCTTTTATGCCAGTAGACAAACCTGTGCGTACTTCTCCATGCAACAAGCGTAGAGCGTTCTCAATGTAATCGTGTGTCTCTCTAAGATCTTTCAATGGATATGGAGTAGCATTGTCCACAATATCCAGAAGTGCAACCTTTCCATTCTGCAAAACATCGTTGGCATCTTTGTGTCCACTCGGTAATGAAACTGTCCAACATCTCACTTTCCCTAATCTACGAGATAATTCTTCTCTCAATTCAATACCTTGCTTGTCCTCGTCTGTAAATAATATTATCTGTTTAAACGATTTAAGCTCTTCATGCAAGGTGTCTAGCCAAGACATTTTTCTGTCGCCTGCCCCATCAGGAACTGAAATCACATTGTTCAGACCTGCGCTCATACAAGCCAGAGCATCCATTTCTCCCTCTGTTATGATTAATTTTTCGCTGTTTTGGTCAACTAAACTCCATAAATAGGGTAATCTTGTGCCATTCGCTGTCTGTGAGAATGATTTATCAAGCGTTCTGAACTTAATATTAGTAGTTTGCCCATCGTTCCTGTGTAAAAAAGCGATTGCTTTTTGATTTTTTCCACCAATAAAGGTGTTTGCACATCGAACTTCCGCTATTTCTAGCACTTTTTTTTCTATCTTTCTCTCATTTACAAACCAATCTAGCAATTCTTCGGTGAGAGGATAGGTCTCGATGTCATCTTTGAACTTCGGTTTTGTTTGTTTAAACGATTCAGGGTAACTACTATCATCATTCCTCCAGATATTGCCTGTCCAATCACAATGATGGCAATTCCATTTAGCACCTTGATTGTCTAATGAGAATGAAAGACATGTATCGTTTTTGTTTTTCTTTCTTGTGTGGCTACATGATGGACATTTCATTTTAGATTGCCCATCTCTCAAGGATGATATGTTAAAACCTTCGTTAATTAATTTTTCTTGAAATGATTTCATGGCAATGTCCTAAATATTTTCTTGCCATTTGCATCAACTTTTCTTCCCATTTCATCTGTTGCGTTATCTTTAGCATATTGTGCATCTAATTTAGCTAAGTATGAGGCTGTTGAAAGATACCATCTTGATTTCTGCGCATATTCTGCTTTTTTGTGAAACCATTCATCTCTTGAAAATAATTGTGCTTGTAGGTTAGGTATATTTTTGTATGCTTTTTCCCACCTGTCGTAATCTGATTTTTTGAGTTTGATTACATGTCCCTCGAAAGTGTATTTTTCCATTTGCGTTTCTCCATTTGCGATAAAATTAACCAAGTAAATCAACAGGTTACATAACATGTGTGTTAGACTTCGGAAAGTCTGAGGTAAGCCCCCCAAACCCCCCATTGAAAAAAATGGAAGTTTGAGGTGTTAGACTTGCGGATTAGTCGTCAGTCATGCCCCCACCACATTTAGCTGTGATCAGCTTGCAAAAATAATATAACAAAGTAAAATTCTACTTGCAAATATGTTCTCACCTCCACCGAAATATTTGCCCCTTCATGTTGCGATGAAGATTAAAAAGCCTCCACATTTCTAGATGATGGAGGTTTTTTTTCATCCCAATCAATCTCGGTGACTGTTACTTCACATCTCGGATTCTTTTTGTCGAGAAACTTTCGTATTATTTTCTGTTTAAACGCTCTATCGTTCTGATACCAGATCCCTTGCAAAGCATCCAAAAGGATACTTTCATCCAGATCAGGTCTACGAGAAGAATAATATATATCGGCTTCAATCATGAGGTCACCTTCCAACATCGGTTTTATTTTTTTTGCTTGTAATTGCACATCACGCTCAAAAACTAATGCTTTTTTGCTTTTTATGAATCTTGGTTTACCCCCAAATTGCACCAATCTACGAGAATTTGCTTTAGAGCAACATTCACCATAAATAATCTGTTTGACTTCTCTTTTTTCTTTCTTCATAATAGTTATGTTTTATCGCAACAATGGAGAATCATGGAGTATATCAACACTCACAATTTGCCTGCACCTTTAGCTAATGCTATCAAAAGAGACAGTTATAGCAAGGGAGATGCAGTTATTTCAGCTACTGGTCTTATGCGCCCTGCTCGTATGTCTGCTTTGTTTGATCATTATGATGATCAGATACAAAGAGATGTTACATCGGAGGTATGGTCATTATTTGGAAGGGCAGTGCATTGGATATTGGAACAAGGCGAAACAGATGGTTATATAACCGAAGAAAGATTGTTTGCTGAATGCAATGGTTGGAGAGTATCAGGACAGTTAGATGTCCAAGAGGTACAAGAGGATGGCTCTCGCATTATTCAAGATTATAAGACTAGAAAAGTGTATGGTGTCATGCATGGAGGCATGAGCGATGAACAACAGCTTAATATATACGCTTGGTTAGCTCGTCAAAATGGCATAGAAATATCTGGTTTACAGATAATAAATCTAATAAAAGATTGGTCAAAACATCAAGTGGATAGAGTAGATGGGTATCCAGAGAGGGATGTTCATATACAAAATATCAATATGTGGTCTCCAGAGGAGGCAGAAGAATTTGTGAAACAGCGTGTTTCAATTCATCAAAAAGCCAGAGATGGCGATTTACCTGAGTGCACAGATGAAGAACGATGGTTGCGTGGTGAGAAGTATGCTGTACGCAAAGAAGGAAGGAAAACAGCAGTTAGAGTTTTCGATCAAGAAGAAGAGGCTGAGACATTCATTTCAGCATTAAAAGACAAAGATAAACACAGCATTGAACATAGAAAAGGTATCAACATGAGATGTGAAAGCTTTTGTGATGTCGCTGAGTTTTGTTTTCAATATCAATCCATAAAGGTGCAAAATGACTAAAAAAGTTGAAGATAAGCTTGTAAAAGCAGTAAGACAGATGGCAGAGTTGCCAGATAAAGATAAAGTGTCGATTCGAGGCAAAATGTATGCCGAAGTACATACGCGAGTGCAAGCATTTCGTGAAGCATTCGGTGTCGATGGCAAGATAATTAGTAAAGTGCATGTAGCAGATGCAAACAGGGTTATGACTGAAACTACTGTTCATGTGCATGTAGATGGCTCATGGAGAGAAATAGGTAATGATTTTGCCGAAGAGTTTAGAGGTGAAGGGGTGGTCAATAAGACCAGTGCAGTAGAAAACTGTCTTACCTCGTCAATAGGTAGAGCTTTATCGGCATGTGGCTTATCAGGAGGAAGCTATGCCTCATTTGAAGAAATGGATCATGCTATCAATGAGAAAGCCGAAGTGCCTAAAGATGCTGTAACTAAAGAAAAACCAAAAAAGAAAGAGCCAAAGCCACAGACTGCTGAGGAAATAAAAGAGTCTATGGAAGAAAAAGGTCTTGCGGAAAAACCAAAAGACGAAGAGCTTGAAAAAAAGATTAGAGAAACTTTCAATCTAGAAGATCCCTCCGAAAAATTTACTGCAATTTCAGAAAAAGCTATTGCTGATATGGATGTAGCAGTGAATTCGCAGGAAATAGAAAAGATATGGAAAGACTCAATAGAATCCTTGAAAGATATAAAAGGAGAGGTGTCTCAAACTGCATGGCAAGTGTGGTTAGGAGAAATGTCAAAAATGCGTGAAGAAATGATTAAGAAGGAAAAGAAATAATGGCTTACGAAAGAAAAGATAATAGTGGTAGTATTTTTAAGAATGCAAACAAAACAGAAGATTGGCATGCAGATGCTAGAGGAAGTGCGCTGATTGATGGTGTCGAGTATTGGGTTGATGCATATACCAATACTGGAACTAAAAACAACAGCGATGAAAAATGGCAAGGCTTGAGATTTAAAAAGAAAGATAGTCAGCCTAAAAAAGAGTCATCTAGCGAAATAACATATGATGACATTCCATTTTAATTGAGCGTTTAAACGAATATTGTGGTACATACTGAGGTTTAAAAGGACAAAGTTCGAGGTTTTTCTCTAATCCCTAATCATAAAAACACCTCGAATCGTGCTAAGTTGAGAGTTAATGTAAATTCCTGAGTGTAGCCAGACTCCAAGCCACAATATTCCCTAACTTGTGGAGGCAATATGGAAATAAAACCAAATGGTAAATCAAGGCATGATCAAATGAGA